ACCTCTGGCTTTGACAGGGGGATCTGTTTTCAGCAGGCCGCTTTAAAGTCTACAATTGGATTCCAATATGCTTATACGGATTCCAGTATTAGTTACAACATGACCAACGGATTGGTTTTTGATAACACGACAGGTTTAGGCGGGTTTACAGGAAGCCCAGGTAGTTACACTTCTTTCCAACACACAACTGACGCTGTCATTTCAGGCGTAAGAACTGGCACAGAGATCAGGGCTTCACGAAATAAAGCCGAGCTGTTTTATCTTAATATTTCGCCTGTCTACACATCCAACTCAATCCTAACTCAAGGCTACGCTGACACTCGTTATCAGGCTGTCGGGTCTTATCTGACATCCGCAAACATGACCTTTGCCAATCTCACAGGCACGCCCACAACGCTCGCTGGTTATGGCATTACAGATGGTCTGACATCCGCAAACCTGACTCCATACCTGACAATATCCAGTGCCAACGCAACCTACTCAGTCTTGGGCCACACGCACAGCATCGCGAACGTCACAGGCTTGCAAACCGCACTTGACGCCAAACTTGAGACATCCAATTTCACTTATGCGAACCTGACAGGCAAGCCAAGCACGTTTGCACCATCCGCTCACACGCACGCTATTTCTGAGGTTACAGGGCTTCAGACCGCACTGGATCTAAAACTACCATCGGCCAACTTCACGTACGCGAATATCACAGGCACGCCAAACCTGACGGTGTATTTGACCACGGCCAATGCCACGGCAACTTATCAACCATTGGGCAACTATGCCACGACATCCTGCCTGACGTTTGCGAACATCACAGGCAAGCCAACCACGCTATCAGGATACGGGATCACAGACGGTTACAGCACAAGCAACCCATCAGGATTCATCACTGCTGGTGCAAACAGCTTTACAGGCACGCAAAACCTACAGGATAACGAGCTGATCCGAGCCAAGATCAGGGACTATTCCGAAACCGTCTCCAGCCCAACGATCTCATCCGGCACGCTCACTCTTAATCTCGAAACATCAAACATCTTTACCGTGAGCTTAAATGCAGCGATTACCACACTGACGATCTCCAATCCTCCTGCAAGCGGATCTGGTGGCTCTTTCACACTGATCTTTACTGCTGATGGAACAGCACGGGCAGTCACTTGGCCTGCGGCAATTAAATGGGCGAATGGAACTGCTCCAACGATCACATCGACATCCGGTAAGGTGGATAGCTTTGCGTTCTTCACCAGCGATGGTGGAACGAATTGGCAAGGGTATGTGGGAGGTCAAAACTTCTGATGTTAGCCAATATCATTCGGAATGCCCGAAAGACGGCAACAAGCGACCCATATTTCTCCAGCGTTTCGCTCCTGCTGCACATGGACGGGGCGAATAACAGCACGAGTTTTGTGGACAGCGGGCCAAATGCAGCAACAGTGACTGTGAATGGCAATGTCAAGATAAGCACAACGCAGAGCAAGTTTGGTGGAGCTTCTGGCTATTTTTACACAAATAGTGCGGTAAATGGCCTCGGGAATTACATAAAAATAAACAATCCAAATACGGTTATTGGTTCAATTTCTGGTGATTTTACAATTGAGACTTGGGTTTATTTTACGACTGCTCCACCCGGCAATGGAAGCGGATATGAAAATCAGTTAATTGGGCAGTCAACTTGGCCGGAATCCAATCCAGGGAACTGGTGGGGCTTTTACGCAGTCTCTACCGGATTATATTTTTATGCAGCGGGCGGCGGGTCTTTCATTTTGACTCAGAGCGCAACCTTTACTTGGTCAACTGGTAGGTGGTATCACGTTGCAGCAGTACGACAAAACGGCAATTTAAGTCTGTATTTAGACGGCGTGCAGACCGGAACAACAACATCTGTAACAAAGACGATCTTTGCCGACAACGTACGTCCTCTTGCTATTGCAGCAGATTCAACTGGCGGTAAACAAGCAATGAATGGCTATTTAGATGACATCCGAATTACCAAATACGCTCGCACAATAACCGTACCAACAGCCCCATACCCCAACGCATAAGGCGCAGTCATGCAATATTGCCAAGTCAATCCAAACGGTCAAATCTCAGGCCCACAGTGGCTACCACAGTCATTCACGACTGTATCCAATTTCAACGCTTTGGATGATGCATCCTTAGCCACCTACGGATACTACCCGTACACTCCATCGCCCATCCCAAGCTACAACCCTGCCGCACAGCGACTCTCCCAGAGCTTTGCCTTTGACGGCACATCTGTGAGCGATACATGGACGGTCGTTGATCTGACGGCAGAAGAACAGCAAGCATACGTAATCCAAAGGCTGACTGAAATCGGCAACGGCATCGGCTCATTTCTTGATCAAGCAGTAAGCGTTAAGCAATACGACTCCATCCTTTCAGCCACAAGCTGGACACTGAGCAACATCACAACTTACAAGTCTGAAGGTGATGCCGCAATCGCTTATCGCGACTCAATCTGGAGCTTGTTTTACAACATGGTTCAGGCTGTTCAGGCGGGTACTCAGGCAGTTCCAACAGTGGGCGAGTTCTTCGCAAGCCTTCCACCACTCTGGCCTGTAAACAACGGCAATGGCACATCCAATGGAACTGCTAACGGGCCAATCTAATGACTTTCAGTGCTGCTGCCAAGAACTTTGTCTTTCTCATCACAGTTGCAATCGTGCTGCTGGTTGTTGATCTGATCAAGTGGCAGTCTGGCAACGTGACATGGTCTGAAGCGATCTGGGAAGTCAATCAGCACAGTCTCAGCTTTGCACTCGGTGTTGGAATCGTCCTGGGCCACTGTTTCACTGTTCCAAGAGGGCTATCCAAATGACTGGCAGAGAATTGCTGGACTGGCTCAGGGGCAAACCCAAAATAACGCCAGAGGAACAGGCTAAACGGCTGGCACGCCAAAAGGCTATTGAGCGGTATTCCGTGGATTCCAGAAAGCACGCCCAGTTGGTCACCCAGCTCGTCAATGTGCCTCCACCAGTGTTTCAGAACTATCTGGACGATCCAAATTACGTCTGGAACCCATCCGTCATCCCAGTGCCACCCAAGCCAAGGCCAATCTAAAGGACTTCGATATATGCACGACTGGATTGGACAAATCAACGCCCAGCAAGCCCGCGCAATAATTGTTCGCATGGCTCTTGCAGGAACTGTGACGGCGCTGGGCGTTTTGAGTCAACACCTTGACTCTATTGTTGCAACCACCAGCCCATTGGGCATGGCGCTGGCGTTCGGGATCGCCCAAACGCTCATCTATCTCAACTCTGGCCAAACGCCACCAGCACCAAAGGGTTAAGCCATTGCGTATCGAGGATGTCATCAACCCTGACTATGGATGGATCGTGCCAGTAGCCCAAATCGTCACAGATAAAGCGGTTCAAGGCAGTTCTGTCGATCCGTCAATCCCTCAGACTATGTACGCATTGGCGGCAATCATCTACGCAATCGCAGCCTATCGCAGGTCTCTGAGAGACCCGAAGAAGTAGCAGTCTCCCGCCGCCTACCGTCTCACCGTCGAGAGGACAGGCGAGACGGTTACCATTTTCCTGATGTCGGGAAAATGGTTGACAGATGTTCCCGAAATCTGTTTCGGGAACATACCCTAAACCCAAGAGAGGTAAGGTGATCCTTGTTCGCAGAGTACATCGTTCTTGCAGCTCAATCCTGTCAGTCCGGCCAGTGTCCAAAGCAGACAGTGACCACAACGACCACCACAGTCGAGCAAAAAGAGGTCAAGGGTCAATGCCTGCCTCCCCGACCAATCAACGGCAAGCCACGACCACCAAGATTCCTCTTGGCCAAACCTCGCGGCTTATTCAGCCCCAAAGCAATTTACATTTATGAAGTGGAAGCAAGCAAATGATTAGCAAGATCATCATCCGCCTGTTGACTCCGATCATCGTGGAGGTGATCCGCGAACTGCTCTCCAAGCTGGCCAACGGCGAGCTGGTGAGCATCGACGAGACCAGTGTGAAATCGGCGATGAATCAGCGTGAAGAGTCGATTCAGTCGCAGCTTAAATCTGTTCAATGGGAGGTCGGCCTGTGATCGGACTTCTGATCGCAGTTCTACTGGCTCAACAGCCTGTTCCCTCGACTCTGGTTCCGCCAGCAGTCGAGGAGCGGGTGGTGTTTAGCCACGCTGGATTTACCTACTTTGTGGGCAAGTCCAGTGGAAGTGTCATCGCCATCGAACAGGGTGGTGTTCGACCAGTCCCGCCACCAGTCCCAGACGAAGACGGAAAGCCTGAGCCGGTCAGTGGCATCAAGTGGTTTTCGGTTGTTGTTGACGAGTCTAAACCGGAGCAGCAGTCATGGCGTACCGACCCAGAGATCCGCAAGTTACTGGAAAGTCGTGGGATACAGTACAGATCGTACATCGCAGGGGAAGTGGACATAGATCGACTCGGGTTTCAAACCACCGTTGGTCAGATAGGTTTACCGACCGTCATCTTGCAGGATCAGGCAGGAAAAATCGTCAAGTCTACGAGTCCTCAGACCAAGGCTGACATCATCAAGCTGGTGGAGGTGATCAAGTGAGCAATCTGCTTGGCTGGGTAACACCTGACGGCGAGCTGAGGTATTTGGGAAGCCATGAATCCGCGCTCATGCTGGCCACTGGCAAGCAACTCCCAGGCATCCCCGAAAGCGAATGGGAAGAATTCGACCTGAGGGACGACCCAAAGTATCCGGTCAAGATTAAAGACCAGAACGGCAAAGGGGCTTGCAATGGCCATGCAGCGGCAAGCAGTTTGGAAATCGCTCGGTACGTTTCTGGTGCTGCTTATGTCGCTCTCAGTCCTTGGCTCGTCTATGCTGATCTATGCAATGGTTGGGACGTTGGCTCAAATATTGCAGAGGCTTTGGCCTACCTTGAAAACAAGGGTACTTGCTCTGAGCCGCTGGTTCCTTATGCGACAATTAATCCTTCAAGAATTCCTCAGTCGGCCAGATCTGATGCCAAGCGGTTCAAAGTTGAGATCGGATACAGGCTCAACACTTTCAACGATTTATGTATTGCCGCACAGCTCCGAATGCCATTCAATTTCAGTGTTCCGGTCAACGCCAATTTCAACACGCTCGACAAAGATGGAGTGCCAGGCAACCGAGCTGGATCCCACAACCATGCTGTGACAGGTGGCATGGGAATGAAGAAGATGCCCAACGGAAAGTGGGCCATCTTGATGCAAAACTCATGGGGAACTCAGTGGGGCTGGAATGGGTACTGCTGGATTACCGAGCGTAATGTGGCCGGAACTAGCTGGGATGCTTACTGCGTCAGTGCCACCGTGGCCGATCCAAATAACTTACCTCCAGTGCTTGCATAAATCGCACATTGAAACGCAAAACACCTAAGAGCAGGCTCAATGCCATGCCAAGCGGCACGGAATTGGAGCGTATTGCCCGCCGCATCCTCGCGGAGCTGGGCAACAACGTGGCAAAACCGTGGCTGGCGATTTACGACCGGAAGAAAGAAGCCGATCCGTTCACGGCTCCGATTGATATGGCCGCCCAATTTATTCCAGTGATTGAAGCATGGATCGACGCATCTGGCCGGTCCTTTCTGGTGTCACTTGGCCAACAGGATGCCGACCAATGGTTGGTTCGTGCACCAGAAGTGATTGAGGCCGCACGCAATGCGACTCTGGATCTGTGCCAAGAGACGATTGAGCAGTTCACGCAGGATACACTTCGCGCTCTGGAAGGCATGCGGGCTGATATTGCAGCCTCAATTGAGGCGGGCGAAACGGCTGGCGAATTGACTAACCGAATCAGCACATGGATCAAGGATAACGCACGATGGCGAGCACGGCGCATCGCAATCACCGAATCAGCAAGAGCCTATAACACCGGCCTGACAAGTGCTGCTGAGGGGCTGGACTTTGTCACCGGTTGGGAACTGCTGCTGTCCGGTGACGCTTGCCCGATGTGTCAAATGATCTTCAGATTATGCCCGGTCATTCCAAAGGGCGGAACCTTTGGGACCAACGGTAAGAATAAGACATACAAAGACCTTAAATTTCCACCATTCCACCCTGGTTGCAGGTGCAGTCTCTTGGAAGTCTTTGAAGACGAGATGCCCAAGAATCTGAAGCCACCTGTCAGGCCGGGTGAGAACGGATACCTACAGCCTGCAGACATCGACTTTGCTGCTGCTGAAGAGGCTGGATATCAATCGGTTGCAGTTGGGAACGCCAAATCATTCACAAAAACGGGCCGGATATTGGAGGCTGATACATGATCACTAAATCGACTGATTCCGGCATCACGAAAAGCGATACAGGCGGGTTTGTGGGCTATGCTGCCCGCTTCCTCAACATCGACCGACAAGGCGATATTATTTTGCCTGGTGCGTTCCAAAAGTCAATTCAAGACTTTATGGACTCAGGTGGTTTGGTCCTGTCTGACCACGAAAACAAAACATCCGCGGTGATCGGCACGTTGAATGATGCGACTGAAGACCGGTCTGGCTTGAAGGTGGATGTGACATTTTCAGCCACAAAAGCCGGTCAGGATATTCGCACTCTGCTCCGCGAAAAAGCGGTTCGCAAGATGTCGATTTCATTTCTGGCGAGACAGCCAGAACGGCTAAGCAAAAAGCAGGTCTCAGACCTATGGGACCGCTACGGATACAAGCCAAACGCAAGTCAAATTAGGCTCGCCGAAAAGGGTGCGAACCTGATCAAAGAAGTGTCGGAGATTATCGAAGTCTCAGTGGTGCCGATCCCGGCAAACGCTGACGCCTCGATTATCAGTGTCAAAGCACACTCCGACGACGAAACACCGACCCCGGTGGTGGATGCCAAGCACCTGACGAAATTGTTTCGCCAGGCGGAATTGGCTGATTCGATATTGACCGCCGCCAAGCGGTAAACGAAAGGTTCTTAAGATGAGTATTGCAAACGAAATCCGCTCTGCGGCATCCATTGCCGAAGACCGTATCGCACTCGCTTCCAGCGTGATTGCATTGCGTGACGAAATCCTGGCCGCTCCGGACGATGTTCGGGCTGAAAAGTCTGCCGACCTGCAAGCCGCCAATGATCGGCTTGAAGCCTGTGATAAAGAATATTATCTGGTGAAGGCTGTTGAAAACGCCAACGCCATGCTCGAAAGCCTGTCGGCCAAGCCACAGCGCCCACAGCCAACCTACAAGGCGGCCACAATCGACCGTCGCAGCGGCCAGGTGATTGACGGTGGCGACCTTGCCAGCCTGACAGACACTGAAGCCGTTTCGTCTCGCGATTACAGCAAAGCGTTTGAAGGGCTTCTGGAGGCTCGTGGTAACGTCGATCGCGTGACGAGTCGCAATCACCGCGACATGCTCGAACGATACGGTAAAGGCGGCGACAGGAACCTTGGATGGAATGAATTCTTTATTCCGTTCAGCAAGGCGATGACGCTGGCATCATCCACAAACGGTTCCAATGCTGTCGCCCCAGACTTCCGTTTTGATGTGATCACGCAACGCTCGGTCACACCGAAGGCTTTGCAACTCTGTCGAGTGATCACGACGAATGTTTCGAGTGTCACGTTCCCGAAAAATACCGACACCAACACGGACAGTGGCCGCGTCGGTACCATCGGCACTAACAATCGTCCAACAAAGGGCGAAAGCCCAACAGCCACGGCGATCGACACCGGGCCGTTCTCGCAGCTCACCATCACGGCCAAGACCGGCACGATGGTCCAAGACATTTCGGCTGACTTCTTCCAAGACGCTCCGGGAATGTCCAGCTACCTGCAACAAGAATCGAGCAAATTGTTTGCAAACCGAATTGACAAAGAAGTCTTTTCGGCGACCACTCTTTCTGACTCACTGGAAGCGATTCTGGCCAACACCGGGATCGGCACCCAGCTTTCAGGCACATCGGCAAGCCTCGGCACCGATAATGCCAAGGTTTACGACAACATGGCTGACCTGTTCTTCTCGTTCAAGGAGAGCTACGCCAGCAATTTGTCGTGGGTCATGAATCGTGCAACGCATGGCAAGCTGTATAAGGTCAAGGACTCCCAAGGTCTTCCTTTGCTTTCAGCTTTTCAGCAAGGCACATTCTCCAATTCGCCGAGCTATCAAATGTTTGGGATTCCAGTGAGCTACGTGGAATACATGCCAGCTTCTGGCGCAGCCAATGCCCGCTCGATCCTGATTGGTGATTTCCAAGAGTATTACTTGCTCGTTCGTCAAGGCTTTACGGTCATCATTGACGACATGTCGAAGCAAGGTGATAACCTCATCCGGCTGAATTACAAGTACCGCATCGGCGGTGCTGTTCGAGATGCCAGCGCATTTGCTAGCATTAAAGAAGCCGTTTCCTGAGTTTGGTTTGTTGGTCAGCCCGGCGGGTCCTCCCTGCCCGCCGGGTCTCATTTTAACTTGAGGTAAAACAATGGCCGCTTACATCTCGCAGTCCGAAGCAACAACCTACACCGATGTGATCAGCACCTGGGCGGCATCTACTGCTGTGGCCTACCTGTCGGCAGCATCGTCATTAATTGACCAGTATTGTGCTCGAACTTTCCTGCCTGCTGATTTGACTGCCGATGTGAAATTGGCGATCGCGTTAACGGCTGTTCATTTAAAAAACAATGGCCAGAATCCGGCACCGCTCCAGATGGAACGCATCGGTGACTACTCCGCAATGTATCAAATCTTAAACTCTGGAAGCGTCCTGCCCGCTCTTGTAACACAACTGCTCCAGCCTTATAGAGTGGTGGTGATGGGATGATCAGTCGAGACTTCCGTTTAGACTGGGAGGGCGAAGCGTACAAAGCTCGCCTGCACAAAGAATTATCAAAGGCGATCCGAATTTCGGCTGGCAAGGTCCGTAACGCGGCCATCAAACTGTTGAACAAGCCGGGGGCCGCCGCCACAAAGGATCTGAACAAGCAGACTGGCAAGGCTTTCAAAGGTTTAAATGCAACTCAGAAGAATGCTTTGACATTCTCCAGCGGATTAAAAAAGGTCCAAGGCTTAAAGACAGTCAAGGGGCGCAAATCCACACTGCGGTTTGGTGGGACTCATAAGGGTGCCAGCCGGATTTATTGGTATGGTCCCCCTCAGAATCGTTGGACGACTGCTTCTGCACCTGGCTCGCCTCCGCACAAGCAAAGTGGCAACCTCCAAAAGATTGTTGTTGAGCCATCACGAGGCGGACTACACGCCAAAGTAGGACCCATGCAAGGCTTGAAGTATGCACGAATTCAAGAGCTTGGCGGCAAAGGGATGATCAATTTACCTCCTCGTCCATACATGCGACCGGCCATGGAATCGCAGCAAGCGGAAATCATGGAACGTTTCGATCAAGCCATCCTGAAAGCCTCGATTTAAATCGAAAGAGGGAAAGATGCCATTGCCGGAACGACTTTTAAACTCCTGTGCAACGATCTACCTGGAAGCCAACGCCAAAGGTTCCATGGGTCAGCCAGTGCAGACTCTTACTGTGATCGGAACGCCAAAATGCCGCGTCGATTTTAAGTCCATCCAACGTGATGGACCGCCGATCGAAGGCGAGGCCCAGATATTCTCGGTTTACCTGGCGGGGTCATGGCCGTTGACCACAAACCATTGGGTCAAGGTGCTGACCGCTTCAGGCCGGGTTGCGACTGGACAGGTCTCTACCTCGTCCGAGGCCGCTGGACTAGGACACAACACCGCTCTGACAGTCATTTGTCGCACACCTGTGCCAGTGGTGGCCTCATGAGCTACAACGTACCGCTGGCTATCCAATCGCACTGGTCCGCACAAACTGGGCTTCCCAGCTTATGGCTGGAATATGCACCAGATCCACTGGTTCCCCCATTAGCCGTGATGGAGGCGACCGGGTTTTCGCGAACTCCGCTTTCGGCTGGGTCCTATATGGACTCGCACAACTACCGGATCTCGATCTTGACCACATCGGCGGAATCAACCTGGTCAATTGGCGAATCGGCAATCGAGAAAATGGACACTCTGGCGGGCGACAAAATTACCTCGGTTCAAATTGAACCGGATAGTTTGGCACGTCCGGCAAAGGTTGGTCAGTTGGATGTTTGGGTCTTTGAATTCACACTGAAGGTCGAAATCTTCGACAATTGAAAGAGGTTAGATATGGCCATGAAGGGCAAGCCGGTCACGTTCAAGAACGGGACCATCACACTGACTCCACTGGATCAAACTACAGGCACAGCCAACACGACTGCATCCATCAACCTGATTGCCAAGTCCGGCTCGCTGGACGATAACGTCTCGGTTGCTGAAGCAAACGTAAACTGTGTTGGCAAGATCCGTGCTGCCGGTTCGCTGGACGTGAGTATTGAAGTCAATGCTTTCGTCTCGTCGGTTACAGGCACAGGCAACGCCAACGGAACGGTCCTGCCGTTTAAAACTGGCGACTATTTGAACGCCAACCTGGTTGCAGGATCACTCAACTACGAGGGCGAATTCATGCTTGAATCGCTCAAGACTTCTTTGGATGCTGCCGACTTTGTGACGCTGGATTTGTCGCTGAAAAACAACGGCGATCCACGCACACGAGTTATCGGCATTGTGAACTGCGTCTAACACCTGAGAGAGATTTTCTATGGTCTTTGATATTGATGACCTGATCGCTCGCAAATTCCAGTTCCGGCTCAACAGCCGGAGCTGGATACTTTCCGAGCTGACTGCTGGAGATAGAGCTGAAATTGGCAACGTGCTTCGGGGCATCGTCCCGAATCCGCTGACTGACGCAAAAGACGCCTGTCGCGACCTGCCACCAGCCACAGCCAAAGAGATTTGGAAAGAAGCCAAACGGCAATACGCTTACTGGCCTCCACTTCCTGAAAGTGAAGATGGCCAAGCCTATCTGTTCAGCTCGCGTGAAGTTCAGCAAGCTGTTTTGTACCACGGTTTGAAGCGGAACCAGACCGTGACGCAGGATGAGGTCAAGGCGCTGGTTGATTCCATCCCTTACCAAACCGCTCTGATCAAACTGCTGATGTTCGCGATCACCGGGCGGAGCGCTGACGACCCAAAAGACAGCACCTCTCAGGCGTCAACTGGCACGATCTGATGAGGCGATTGGTTTTGGAAGGCCACATGAGGTATCAGGATGTTCTGGAACTGACACCGTGGCAAATCATGGTGTTGATGGTGGAGAAGCCTGACCTGACAGGCCAGTTGAGCAGGGATACCCTGGACGAATTGATAGATTCTGTGCCGGATGACTGGAACGAGGTGCACTGATGGCCGTTGGAAACCTGTTTGTCAATATCGGTGCAGACACGACTGCCTTGGGTCGCAGTCTGGATAAAGCCAAGTCCATGCTGAAAGGCATGGGCGGGGCTGTCTCCAGTGGAGGCAAGGGGTTGCTGGCCGGTGCCATCATGGGTGGTGGTGCTGCTGTTGCAATGGCTGCAATCAATGCTGCCGGGGCGGCTGTGCGAGGGATCGGATCAGCAATCAGCGAATCCTCCACTCGTGGTGCCGATCTCAACGAGACACTCAGCAAGACAGGCGTCTTGATGGGCGAGGCCACAGCCGATGCCGTAAAGTTTGCGACCGAGCTGCAAAGCAGTGGCCAAGGCCAGATGAAGGATATTCTGGAGAGCATCACAGGCTCGGCCATGGCGATGAAGGGTCTTGGCACTGAGACGGGTAAGGCTATCGAAACGGCCAAGCAACTGGAAGCCAGAGTGGGTGATATTGCCAGCCAGGACAATATCGACCCTGCCAAGATTCGTGCGGACCTGCAATCGGCTTTCGCTGGCGAACTTCAGGTTATGCGGAAGTACAAGGTGTTTCTCGATGCTGACAGCCTGAAGGCCACCGGACTGCCGATGGGTGAGGCTATCGCCCAAGGCATCATGCAACAGACGCAACGAGCGAAAGGCGACTTTGCAAACACTCGGCTTTCGACTTCCAACATGCAACGCACAAATACCAACTCCATCGAAACGATGATGACCAAGTTTGGCCAGGCCATTCAGCCTGTGACTCAGGCTTTTGCCTATTTGCAATCTGTCATTTTAAGTGCGATTGGTGGAGCAGGTTTTGAGGGATTCACAGGCTTTATCGACCAGATGCGGAATACGATCATTGACATGGCTGATGGTCTTGCGGCGGCTGTCGTGGGTGTGATTATTCCGTTGGGCCAAGGCTTGATGACTGTAGGTGGATGGTTCATGTCGGTGCTTGGTGCTGTTGGTGGATTCTTCCGTGATGCCATCATTGGTTTCGGAGGATTCCAAGGGATCTTTGGCCGGATGGGAGTGGAGCTGGCCTATCGTTTGGCCCAAGGCATCGACCTGATCATGCAACCGTTTCGCTTCATCGCCAAGCAATTGGGCATCAGCCTGGGCGAAGGCATGACCGGCATTGTTGCCTCTCTTGGCCAGCGACGAGAGCAGATGGATCAAGAGGCTGGCGACAAGATCGCCGAAGCCAACGCCAAGCGTGATGCCGACAAAGCCTCTCTCTCTGCGGCTTTGCAGTTAAATGTACCGACTGGGCCGGGTGCGATTGGTGAAATGCCGGGGAAAACCATTTCCACGGAAAAGAAACAAGGTCCACAGCGATCGTCGTTTTCCGCTTTATTGAACAACGCAGCAACAGCAGACAAGCAACTAACAGTCTTGGAAAAGATTGCGGCTAATACTTCACCCACAGGCGGGAGAACCGGTGCCGTAGACATGGCCACAAAAAAACCCGGCCCAGACCGGTCCCCTCAACTGGTAGGAGCCTACTAAGATGATCTTCCCTGGCTGGACACCCGTGACCGACGGTTTTGGTTACACCGCTGAAGCAAATTCCGTTACCTACACAGGCCGTTGGATCGTCCCATGTACTGCGGCCAACCTGCAATTGGCTTTGACTCTGATCGACAGTAAAGACCGTTTTCTTGCACGCAAAAACGGTGGTCCAACAGCCAGCTATCCTTACAAAGCCAAGATCCAGCAGACACTTCTTTCGGCACTCACAGCTCAGAAGATGTCGTTTAAGATTCTTGATACTTATGCTCCTAACACGCTCAACGCCAACGGCACATCTGTTGACCTCAACTCAGGCGTCAACACGCTCGAAAATGCGGATCTTGCAGAAGTTTCCGTGGAGTGGATGCAAGAGCCGGAGAACACGCTGGGTCTAAACTGTTGCTGGGTGACCATGCAAGGCTCAGGCGAGTTTGTGGAGTTTGGCGAAAACAACACGGTCGCTGCCAAATACACAGCTGCCGGTATCGCTGGTGGAGCTGGAGCAGACTTTGCCAACGGCACCTTTGCCCCGTTAAACAAGCCCATGCCCAGAGTCGATGCCAAGGACGTAATTCGCATCGAATTCCCTTGGGTGGATGCCAGCCTTGTCAACCTGGCCAACATGACCAAGATGCGAGGCTCAGTCAACCGCAAGGATATTTCCATCTGGGCGGCTGGAACTCTGCTTTACCTTGGGAGCGACAACGAATATTCGATGTCTCCGCTAGGCTATCCCGGCTACAAGATCACCCACAACTTCGAGAGCAAGCCACAAGACTGGAACCTCATCGACGCGCCGACCGACGTTCGACCATCCGAGAGCATACGAGCCAAATACCCGGGCGCTACATCAGAGCTGATGGCCTGGTCAACAATGGCTCCTGTGATTACCAACGGAGTGGCCCAAACCTCTGGGCCAAAGAACTCACACGTCTTCCGCAGCTACAACTATCAGGATTATACAAGCACCCTCTTCTATTACGGCATTCTCTCGACCGCTCCAAAACCACCTGTTTCGATCGCCGTCTAAGGAGGCTCTGGTATGGCAGCACTCAACCGACCATTCACCGGACGTGGCTTCATTGCAGGCAACGGAAACCGAGTCAACTATTCATGGTGTGCGGTAGGAACTGGACCATCTGACGCCAATCCTCTGATTATCGAGCATGGCTCCATATCGGCCACAGAGTCATCCAGCATCACCACCATCGGCACCACAGCCTACAACGGCTTCACAGACAGCTATTCTGGACCCACCACAATCTCAGGCACCGTGGATGGATTTGTAACAGCCAGCGACACCGACCACACAACCGACCCTGTCAGCGTGCGTGCAGGAACAAAGATGTATCTGATCATCACGGCTGGTTCATGGACGTATGAAGGCTACATCCTGATATCCAATTTCAACATTTCTGTGAACGCAAGCGAGATGGCATCGGTTCAATTCGGGTATACTTTCAAGACGGTGCCGGTCAAACGAACGCTTGGTTTCTACCGTGGAGGAGCCTGTAATAAGCCATGAATGACGCAAGACCAAAGCAGGAACTTGTTCGCGACTTAGATATTCGCCTGACTGCGCAAGACTCCTCGACTCCCAGAAAATACTCTTGGGTTCAGGTTTATCGGGACTCCACAGGCAAATGGAATAACCTGACGACATCTGGGAATAT